GTAGCATGACGATCCCTTCAATGGGGGGTGAACCTAACTCGTCCTTCCTCACACTTTGTGGGGTAGGGGGGTCTTTTGGGTGAACCATATGAATTATGGTGTTTATGAATCATGTTAAAGACATTTAGATGATCCACTATCACGGCACACCGATAACACCAAAACACGCTCTTATGAGCATGGCAGGGCAGCACTTCTGCATTTCTTATTTTAGGCCAGACAACTTGAAAACCTGTTTGCAAATCGGCCAGTCTCTGATGCTAGACAACGGCGCTTTCAGCTGCTTCACCCGCAAGGTTGACTTTGACTTGCACGGCTTTTATGAGTGGCTAGAGCCTATTCTTGGACACCCTCATTGGGCCGTCGTGCCTGATGTGATAGGAGGCGATGTAGAGACGCAGCGCAAGATGGTCAAGACTTGGCCCTATGGAAAAGCGCTAGGCATCCCTGTCTGGCATTTGGGTCTGCCCATTGACTACCTGTTTGAGCTGTGCGACGAGTGGGGTAGGGTTTGTCTGGGATCTTCTGGAGAGTACTGGCAAGTAGGATCACCCAAGTGGTCTGCAAAGATGGACGAGACTTTTAATGCCTTGTCGAAGAGATCGTCTCAATTGCCCTGGACTCATGGTCTGCGGATGCTAGGCATGGGACACGAACGCTGGCCACTATCGAGCGCAGACAGCACCAACGTAGCACTTAACCACGGTTATCAAACGGAATGCGCCGGTTGCATGGCAAAGCGCATCAATGCAGCAAACCCACCCACCAAATGGAAAAACATCCCAACACAGGAGACTTTATGCTTTACCTAGCAATCGCAATTTATGCAGTTGCAATGACTGTGGCCAATCTTTTGGTTGCCCAGTTCGGGCCTGCCATAACGCCCATAAACGCTTTTTTCCTGATCGGCCTAGACTTAGCACTTCGAGACTGGCTGCATGTCAGGCTCAAGATGTGGCAGATGGGATCACTGATTGGTGCAACTGGTCTGTTGACCTTTATGCTCAACCCTGCCGCCGGGATGATTGCGGTGGCATCTGCTGCTGCGTTTACTGCCGCTGCAATCGTAGACTGGACTGTATTCGCAAAGATTCCGGGTACTTGGCTAAAGAGAGCGAACGTCAGCAATGTGGCGGGAGCGGCTGTGGACTCTTTGGTGTTTCCGACAATCGCATTCGGCGTCTTGATGCCGCACATTGTTGCGATGCAGTTTCTGGCAAAGGTGGTAGGCGGTGCTGCCTGGGCTTATGTCATCAACAGAGTTACATGGAGGAAAAGCAATGTTTGAAAGTGGATTCGACAGATTCTGGGCAGCATGGCCCAAAAGCCCTAGGAAGGGCGCAAAGGCAGCTTGTTTAGCACGGTGGAAAAAAGGTCTTTACGAACACTGCTCCGACCAGATCATCAAGCATGTGGAGTGGCAAAAAACCACAGACCAATGGCGCAAAGACAACGGGGCTTTTATTCCTGCTCCGTTGGTCTACCTGAACCAACAGAGGTGGGACGGGGCCGAAATCCCCGAGGTCAAAAAACCCGTCTCAATGGCCGAGCAGTACAAAGAACGGGTTGCAGGGACTGTGGCGATGCCTGACCACATCCGCGAGCGTTTGGCTCAACTCAGGAGGGGATCATGACATATGACCAAGCTCAAAAAATCCTCGACAGGGTGCGAGAGGGTGTTGCCTACCCCTCCGGTGTTGTGGACTTCGCCCTACAGCTCACCGGAGATCTTGATGCACATGAGACGCACCGAAGCGAGGGAATGGCTACAGAGATACAGACGCAAGGCCAGCCAGGACGGGGCAGCAGCAGCGCAAGTGTGGTGGGCCGGTATTATTTCGGCAATTGAGAGAAAACGCGGGCTTGATGCTGCAACCGAGTTGCGGCGATTGATGAACAAGGCGAGAGATGAGATACGCAGCACGGGTGGATGAGAACCAGGCCGCCATAGTCAAAGCCCTTCGGGATGCTGGGGCTTATGTCTGGATCATTGGCCTGCCTGTAGACCTTTTGGTGGGCTACAAGGACAGGACATTGCTGATGGAGGTCAAAACCACCTCTAAAAAGCGTTTAACGGGCCTACAAGCCGACTTTTTTGAGAAGTGGACCGGAGGTACGCTGTGCAGGGTTGACAGCCCTGAAGCGGCTTTAAGAATGATTGGGGTGATATGAAACCCGAAGAAGCAGCCCAGACCATCAGGGATAAAGCCCCAGCTTACGGAGAGGCCAAAGCGCAGCGTGTCTACCTTGAAGAATTCCGCAAGTCAAAAAAAGCACTTCTGATGAAAGACGCACTCAAGCTAGGCGTAGAAGCAGCAAACGCACAGGAGCGCGAAGCCTACGCAGACCCTGCTTATCACCAACTTCTAAAAGGCCTGGCCCTGGCCATTGAGCAAGAGGAAACCCTTAAATGGGAGCTGGAGGCAGCAAGGCTTGATATCGAGATTTGGCGTACAAGGGAAGCGACGAACCGGATGCAAGACAGGTCACATCAATGAAAGTAGAAATCGGAAACGCCACGCTGTATCTTGGCGACTGCATGGACATTCTGCCAACGCTAAACAAGGTGGATGCGGTGATTACTGATCCGCCTTATGGCATTGAGGGGACTTGGAGTGGGGGCAATAGCTCCGGATGGGGAAAATTTAGAGGAGAGGCAGAAAAATGGGACATCAGGCCTGAATGGTTTGCTGATTGGTGTTTAACTACAGATAGTAAATTAGTTATTTGGGGTGGAAATTATTTCAAGTTGCCGATTTCTGGTTCTTGGTTTGTTTGGGATAAAGTGGTACGGGAATTTACGTCAGGACATTGTGAGCTTGCATGGACTAACTTAAAAAAACCAGTCAAAGCATTTAATTGTTCGCATGGTGAGGTGGCAACAGAAGGAAAAATTCATCCTACACAAAAACCACTAGCTTTAATGAAGTGGTGCATTGAACAAGCTGGAAAGCCAGAAAATATCCTTGATCCATTTATGGGCAGCGGGACAACGGGCGTAGCTGCCATTCAGATGGGTTGCAAATTTATAGGCATTGAGCGCGAACCAAAGTACTTTGAGGCCGCTTGCCAACGCATGGAGCAAGCTGTAGCGCAAGGCCAGTTGTTTACGCCGGAGCCAGCAAAACAAAAGCAAGAGGCTATGTTTTGACAGCACTTCAAATTGTGGTCCTACAGTAGGCAAAAAAATGCCCGCATTGCGCGGGCTAAGGAGGGTGCAACTACAGATCAAGGAGGATTGACAGTAGTGCCACGATTATAACCGCTGATAGTGCAAGAATCATAGAAAATTTTTAAATAAATCTGGCCCGAAATTCCAGCCAAGCATAAAAAATTGGGCGTACATTTTTGCTATAAACCCCAAAAAAACAAGCGCCGCAAAAAATGCCAAGCAAAAACCCAAACACCATCCAACCATTAAAATAAATTTCCAAATTGATTTGATTAAATTGCTGATTGACATGCTGCCACCTCGATTAGTTCGATGATTGTTTGATCTAAAACCGGCATGATGTCTACGTTGCCGATTTTTGCTGTGATTAGCCACGCCGCGGGAGCGCAGCCTGGGCCGCAGGTGGGCGACTCTGGGTCAGTGTTTGCATCCTCGCCAGGGTCATATTCAAGCTCGCAATCAAGCGTTATGCCTGACCCGGCATCGTAGAGATAGCTAATTGTTCTCATGTTCAAGCCCTCCAGATAAAAAGATCAGCAAACAAAATAACGATGGCCAGCAGATAGACCAGCCCTAAAACGAGACGATGCGACATTATTCTCCCCCTAACTGAAAACGGTTTTCCGCTTCTTGCATTGCTTCCTCAAGGGTTGTGAACCCTTCATCACTTATTTTTTTATTGTTAACTGCCCAAGGCATCTGTCCTGATTTTGGTTTTTTGAGTGCACGATAAGCCTGAAAAAATGGACGATTGACAAGATCGTAATGGCGAATCCAAATAAGGCCGCTGTCGTGCATCCAGACTGGCCCCGTGTTGGATTCTTGTTTTGTAAACATAATAATTACTCCTTAAAAGACCCTTGCGGGATTGATGGGGCCGAAGCCCCGGTGGTTTTATTTGCTAATCATGTAACCATATCTTGCGTGTCGTTTAAGTTTCAAACCAAGGATTTGGGTAGATTGCTCAACGAACGACCACTCAATGCCAACCTGTTTGGCTTGTTTTTTTGTGATCCAAGTGCAGCCCCTAATGCTGCCATTTGCCATGCCGTTTTTTACTTCGAGCATCAGGCCGTAAAGATCAGATGGGCCGAGGACTTGGTTGTTGTTTCCGTTTGCTGCCATGTTGCTAGCTCCTAAAAAGACCCCTTGCGAATTGCTAGGGCATGACTGTATTGTATAGCCATCTAGACGATGTACACTAGGACAAACCCTAACATGATCCCCAAACACACCTACGTCAGAAGCAAAAAACTATTAAAGCTGGTGGCAAGCTTGGACTGCCAGCACTGCGGAAGCGGGCACATGGTGCAGGCAGCGCACTCAAACATGGCGCAACACGGCAAAGGAAGGGGAATCAAGGCCAGTGACGAATACACAGCCGCCTTGTGCCTGAAGTGCCACTATGAAATCGATCAGGGGGCAAAGTTTTCCAGAGAAGCCAGACAGACCGCATGGATGGCAGCGCACATCGCAACGGTTAGAAAACTGGTGGACAGCGGGCAATGGCCTGTTGACATACCTATACCAAACCAAGCACAATTCATGCGCTGACAGTTGTTAGCTTTTGGGGCTTCGGCCCTTTTTTAAGGAGTAACCGTGAAAACCCTATTCACAATCGCAGCCCTGCTGTTTTCTTTTGCAGCCCAAGCCCAGACCACTACCCGGTGCGTTAAGAACTTGGATAACAGCTACACCTGCACCACGACCAGAAATAGTGGCTTCTGATGACGGCAAAGCGCACTAAACCGGGAAGCGAGGACCGCGCAATCATCAGCCAGGCAGTGCTGGATGGGATGCGAAGCGGCCTAAGCGCGTTTAAGGCGTGCCAAGCTGCTGGTGTTCCGCAGAGTACTTTTTCAAGGTGGGTTGATGAAGATGCTATCCTTGCGGAAAATTACACGCGCGCGCGCGAGGACTTAATCGAACTCATGGCAAATGAGGTACTAGAGTTAAGTGACAAAGATGTCGGACTGCAACCGGACGGTAAAAAAGATTGGGCGGCAGTTCAAAAGCACAAACTTCAGGTTGATACTCGCAAATGGCTTTTGTCCAAACTTGCCCCGAAAAAATACGGAGACCGGCTGGAGTTGGCTGGCGACAAAGAAAATCCGTTGCAAGTGCAGACAATCGACGCATCGAAGTTATCCACAGACACGCTGGCGCAGATCATGGCCGCAAAAGATGCAACTAACGCAAGCTGACTTATTGGCCGTTGAGCGCGAGCTGTGCAGGCGAAGCCTGGCAGAGTTTGCCAAACGCGCTTGGCGAGTACTTGAACCGGCTGCGGAACTAAAGTGGGGTTGGGCGTTAGATGCCATCTGCCTGCACCTTGAGGCCGTAACAAACGGCAATATCATTCGGCTCTTGATGAACGTCCCGCCCGGTTCCATGAAATCCCTGCTGTCAGGCGTTATCTGGCCAGCCTGGGAATGGGGGCCACGAAATCTTCCTGAGATGCGCTTTGTCGGCACTGCCCACGAAGAACAATTGGCCATTCGAGATAGCCGTCGCTGTCGAGACCTAATCAAGTCTGACTGGTATCAACAACTCTGGCCCATCGAACTGCTGGCCGATCTGGACGGGAAGCGCGAGTTTGGAAACACAAAGAAGGGCATCCGTCAGGCCAGAGCCTTCACCAGCATGACTGGCGTTCGCGGAGACCGTGTAATTCTAGACGACCCGATCAGCGCAGACAACGCCAACAGCCAGGCCAAACTGGAAGCCGCACGCATTGCCTTCACTGAGACGCTGCCGACCCGGATCAACTCGGACAAGTCGGCCATCGTGGTCATCATGCAGCGTTTGAATGAGAAAGACATTTCCGGCGTCATCAAAGATATGGATTTGCCATACGTCCATTTGTGCATTCCGATGCGATTCGAGCCTGAGCACCGCTGCACCACCAGCATCGGATGGACAGACCCGCGCACAAAAGAAGGCGAACTGATGTTCCCTGAGCGCTTTGATGAGGCTCAAGTGGCCGAACTGGAGAAAACCCTTGGAACCTACGGCACAGCCGGACAGTTGCAACAGCGGCCCGCGCCACGAGGCGGCGGTATCATCAATACCGATTGGTTTAAGTTTTGGTCGGCCATGCCTGCCCTTGATTTCCGATTTTTGACGGCAGATACGGCCCAAAAGACCGCAACGCATAATGACTGGTCAGTGATTCAGTGCTGGGCACGATCCAGCATCGGCCAAGCCATTTTGATTGACCAGATCAGGGGGAAATGGGAAGCGCCCGAGCTACTGATGCAAGTCCGGGCGTTTTGGTCAAAGCACGTTAACGACCAGCGACCGGCGTACCAAGCGGCCACAGTCCGAGGTTTGTACATTGAGGACAAGGTGTCCGGCACCGGCCTGATTCAGACCATGCGGCGCGAAGGTATACCTGTGGTTGCCGTACAACGAAACAAAGACAAGATCAGCCGCGCCTACGATGCAGCACCATTCATCGAGTCCGGCAACGTGCTTTTCCCCCATGACGTGCCTTGGCTTTCAGACATGCTAGCCGAGGTTTCGGCATTCCCGGCTGGTGCGCATGATGACCAACTTGATCCGATGTTTGACGCAATTGCACTGGTTCAGCGTCTGCCAGCACAAAAGCCCGTCGCTTTTACCCCCATCGCCAACATGAAAAAGTGGTGAGACAATCGGGGAAAGGAACTAATATGGCCAGAATCTCAAACGATCAGCGGCTCTCGAATCTTCACGCGGAAGCCCTGCGCCAGTTCAATGACATTCAGACTGCGCTGCGGGATGAGCGCCTTCAGTGTCTGCAAGATAGGCGTTTCTATTCCCTGTGCGGGAGCCAGTGGGAAGGCCCGCTGTGGGATCAGTATGAGAACAAGCCCAAGTTTGAGGTCAACAAGATCATGCTGGCGGTTATTCGTATCGTCAACGAATACCGCAACAACCGCATTACTGTGGACTATGTGTCCAAAGACGGCACAGATAACGAGAAGCTGGCCGAGGTATGTGACGGGTTGTACCGTGCTGACGAGCAGGCATCGGTAGCCGACGAGGCCTACGATAACGCCTTTGAGGAAGCAGTCGGCGGCGGCATTGGTGCATGGAGGCTGCGCACCGTCTACGAAGATGAGGAAAACGGCGACGATGACCGCCAGCGCATCCGCATGGAGCCTATATTCGATGCCGACAGCTCCGTATTCTTTGACCTAAACTCAAAGCGCCAGGACAAGTCGGACGCCAAATATGCTTTTGTGGTCACTAGCATGACCCGCGAGAGCTACAAAGAAACCTACAACGATGATCCGACTGATTGGCCCAAGATCATCCACCAGTATGAGTTTGATTGGGCAACGCCTGATGTCGTGTTTGTGGCTGAATACTTTAAAGTAGAGGAAAAGACCGAAACCATCCGCATCTTCCAAGCCATCGACGGCACTGAAGAGCGTTACAGTTCTGCCGACTTTGAGGCCGACGAAACCCTAGAAGAAACCCTGGCAGCAGTCGGAACCCTTGAGGTTCGGCAGAAAAAGATCAAGCGCAAGCGGGTGCGTAAGTACATCATGTCTGGCGGCAAAGTGCTGGAGGACGCAGGATATATTGCTGGAAACTGCATCCCCATCGTCGTCGTCTACGGGAAAAGATGGTTTGTAGACAACATCGAGCGCTGTATGGGGGCTGTCAGGCTGGCCAAAGATGCCCAGCGCCTGAAGAACATGCAGCTCTCTAAGCTGGGCGAGATCAGCGCACTGTCCAGTGTAGAAAAGCCAATATTGGTTCCAGAGCAGGTCGCAGGCCACCAGGTCATGTGGGCCGAGGACAACCTCAAGGACTACCCGTATCTTCTGGTCAACCCAATCACGGGGCCAAACGGCGAGCAGCAAATCAGTGGGCCAATTGCCTACACGAAAAGCCCACAGATTCCACCGGCAATGGCTGCGCTTTTGCAGATCACAGAGACGGATATGCAAGACATTCTGGGCAATCCCCAGGGCGCTGACAAAATGGTGTCGGGCATTTCTGGCAAAGCGGTGGAGATGATTCAGACCCGCGTAGATATGCAGACGTTTATTTACATGAGCAATTTTGCCAAGGGCATGAAGCGATGCGGCGAGATTTGGCTATCAATGGCGCGTGACATTTACGTCGAGGAAAAGCGCAAGATGAAGGCTATTGCACCAACTGGTGAGTCAAGCGTGGTCGAGCTGATGAAGCCTGCGATTGACACAGAAACAGGCGCAATGGTCATGGAAAACGACCTTAGCTCTGCCACCTTTGATGTGGTTGCCGAGGTTGGCCCGTCCAGCAGCAGTAAACGTGCCGCAACTGTCCGGGCGCTGACAGGAATGCTCCAGCTTACACAAGACCCAGAGACTCAGCAGGTCATTACAGCAATGGCGATGATGAATATGGAAGGTGAGGGGTTATCCGACACAAACGCCTATTTCCGCAAAAAACTGCTCCGCATGGGTGTGGTAAAACCGACAGAAGAAGAAGCCCAGGAACTCATGGCTGAGATGCAGGGCAAGCCCCAAGACCCGAATGCAATGTATCTCCAGGCAGCGGCAGAAGAGGCTACCGCAAAGGCAGCCCAGGCCCGTGCGAATACCGTCAAAACCGTGGCCGATGCTGAACTCAGTAGGGCTAAAACGCTGGAAACCTTGGGTAAAGTTGATGAAACCGCCCAGAATATGGCGCTTACAAATGCAGAGGCCGTGCAAGAAATATTGCAAGGACAGATTATTCAGCCTGTTGTCAGATAACTGAAAACAGGTGAAAATGTAATTAACGGTATCCACCCAGCCGTTTTTAATGGGTGAGTTGAATGGGGTTAGAGATGAATCAAACGGCAGAATTGGACAACAACGACGAAACCGAAGTTATTGAAGAAACCGAGCAGCCAGAGGCGCAAGCCGAAGTTGAGCAGGACCAAAATGACGATCCGGATGAAGTTGTTGTATCCATTGGTGAGGAAGCGCCACCTCCAGAGGAACAGACTCAAGCACCTGAATGGGTACGCGAGCTGCGTAAGACGAACCGAGAATTGCAACGTCAGAACCGCGAGCTACAGAATAAGCTGCAAACCACACAGACTGAGACCAAGCCGGTCGTGTTGGGAGTAAAGCCAAAGCTGGAAGATCACGATTACGACGCTGATAAATTCGAGGCAGCACTGGCAGATTGGTTTGAGCGCAAGCGAAAATCCGACGAGATGCAGGCCGCGCAGGAAGCTGAAGTTATGAATCAGCAGAAGGCGTGGAAGGCAAAGCTGGATGACTACGGCAAGGCGAAAGCCGAGTTGCGAGTCAAAGATTTTGAGGATGCTGAGGCTGTGGCCCAGCAAATTTTCAACATCACCCAGCAGGGAATCGTGGTTCAAGGCGCTAACAACTCAGCTCTGGTTATTTACGCACTCGGCAAGAACCCAAAGAAGGCTAAAGAGCTGTCCGATATCAAAGACCCCGTAAAGTTTGCATTTGCGGTAGCGAATCTGGAGAGAGAATTGAAAGTGACCAATCGCAGAGCAGCACCCGCACCAGAACGTATCGTTTCAGGAACTGGACGATCATCCGGTGCGGTGGACTCAACCCTAGAACGGCTGAGAGAAGAAGCGGCCCGTACTGGTGATATGACGAAAGTTTATCGGTACAAGCAGCAGAAACGATCAGCACCTAAGTAATTTTCTGAAAGGAAATCAAAATGGCTAATAGTTTTTCAAAAGAAGAGCGCGTTGCGTTCGAGGACATCCTCGAAGGCTTTAACGATGCTCTGGTGTTGTCCCGCAATGTCTCGGTCTACAACACCGACGGCACGATGATGGAGCGCACCAATAACGTGATTTATCGTCCCCAGCCCTACATCGCCCAAAGCTATGACGGCATGGACCAGACCGGCAACTTTACTGCCTACACTCAGCTCACCGTCCCTGCCACGCTCGGCTTCCAAAAGTCTGTGCCGTGGATTCTGGACGCACTTGAGTTGCGTGATGCGCTGCAAGAGGGTCGTCTGGGTGATGCTGCAAAGCAAAAGCTGGCCTCCGACATCAACATTGCCATCATGAACGTGGCCGCAGCACAAGGCTCGCTGGTCGTGACCGTGAACACCGCGGCTGGTGACTATGATGATGTGGCCCTGTGCGACAGCATCATGAACGAGCAGGGCGTGCAAGCCTTCGATCGTTACCTGGCCCTGTCGTCGCGCGACTACAACGGCATTGCTGGCAATATTGCCGGTGGCGCTACTGGTGGCGGTGCATCGCGCAGTTTCTCTGGAAACAAGTCGAATACCGCTTTCGAGCGTTCTTTCGTTGGTATGGTTGCAGGATTCGAGACCTACAAGCTGGACTATGCAAACCGCATCGCGGCTCGCACCGGTTCAGACCCGACGATGAGCACCTTGGCTGCTGCCGGCAACTACTATGTTCCGCAAGCAACCCAGACTGCCGCTACGGGTGAAACTCAGAACGTGGACAATCGCTTCCAGACCATCACGGTCTCTAGCACCACTGACCTGCCTGCCGGTACGCCGATCCAGATTCAAGGCGTTGAGGCTGTGCATCACATCACCAAACAAGGCACGGGTTTCAACAAAACCTTCCGCGTTGTTCAGGTGATTAATGCTACGACCTGCGTCATTACTCCCCCGATTATCTCGGCCCAGGGTGGAAGTGACGCTGAGTTGCAATATCAAAACGTCATCGTTACCCCAGCCGCTGGCCGCACCATCACGCGCCTGAACGTGGCTGCTGCGCCTATTAACTGCTTCTGGCAGAAAGATGCGCTGGAGATTCTGCCTGGCCGTTACGCTGTCCCGTCTGATGCTGGTGTCGCAGTGATGCGTGCATCTACAGATCAGGGCATCGAGCTTGTCATGCAGAAGCAATACGATGTCGACACCATGAAAACCAAGTATCGTCTTGATACCTTGTTTGGTGTTGTCAATAAGCAGCCAGAAATGTCTGGTATCTTGCTGTTCGGTCAGGCATAAGGAGTTAAATCATGAGCTATCAAGTAATCTTTACCCAAGGCACGGCCGTTGTCACTGTGCCCGCTGGCGAAAAAATCGCCGTTCAGGCCTTCTCACCAGCAAGCGTGTTTCAGGAAGTTGGTTTCCCCAATTTCCCTGATTCGCAAGACCTGCTGACTGTTGTCGAGAACACCACCTATGTGTCAGGCGCATTCACCAATGCCACTATCGTGACCATCCAGGCCGGTGCATCGGGCGCTTACTACTCGGTGGGCGTTGCTCCTGACATCAGCAACAACGGCAACTGGCAGCCCCAGGGCGCGCCAGCCAACATTGCTGATGGTGGTTCGATGATCGCCACAGCCGCTGAATTGTTGACCGGCATCATCACCGCAACGCCTACGGCAAGCCGTAACATTCAACTGCCAACTGGTGCAAACCTTGACCTGGCAACTGAGTGGGCAACCGGCGATTCGTTTGACTTCACCGTCATTACTTTGGCTGCATTTGCTCTGACCCTGACGGTCAATACAAACGTGACCATCGTTGGCTCTGCTGCAACGGCGGCCACGTCTGGTGCGGCTGCACGCTTCCGTGTTCGCAAGACTGCGGCAGATACCTTCATCGTCTACCGCATCGGCGGCTAAAACTAAGACAGGCCGGCAGAGATGTCGGCCTGTTTTCCATGGAGATTGATATGCCACTGACCAAAGGTTACTCGCAGAAATCCATCAGCAAAAACATTTCCAAGGAAATGAAATCTGGTATGCCGCAGAAACAAGCCGTAGCCGTGGCACTGTCCACTGCACGCAAGGCCGCAATGAAAGCTGGCAAGCCAAGCAAAGCACCTAAAAAGGCCATGAAATGAAACCTGGACTTTATGCCAATATTGCAGCTAAACGTGCTCGTATTGAAGCCGGTAGCAAAGAGAAAATGCGTAAGCCTGGCACCAAAGGCGCACCTACAAAGGCTGACTTTGTGGCGTCTGCCAAAACAGCGAAGAAAGCTAAGAAATGATTAGGTCAGCCGCAATCATCAAAGACAAAACTCTCCCCGCTTGGAAAGAGTTGCGCCTGCAAAAGCGCAAGTCTAAAAAGACTGCGGCACTTGAGCGCAAAGCGATCAAGCAATACTACCCATCGCCCATTGATGCCATTGAGGCACAAGCTGAACCGCAAGACGATGCACCCCCAACTCGCGAAGAACTAGAGGCCAAGGCCACAGAGCTTGGAATCAAATTTGATGGTCGCACAAAGGACAAAAAGCTGGGACAATTGATCCAAGACAAACTAGGAGAATGACATGGGATGGACCAAGCGCCAATTCATCGAGCAGGCTTTCGACGAGATCGGCTTGGCCTCCTATGCATTCGATCTTGGCCCAGAGCAAATGCAATCAGCTCTGCGCAGGCTTGATACCATGATGGCTGCCTGGAATGCTCTGGGCATCCGGCTGGCTTACCCGCTGCCATCCAGCCCCCAAGATAGCGATCTGGACGAGCAGACTAACGTGCCAGACAGCTCAAACGAGGCCATCTACACCAACCTGGCCATCAAACTAGCCCCGAGTTACGGCAAACAGGTGATGCCTGACACCAAAGCCACGGCTAAAGAGTCCTATAACACGCTCCTATCAATCGCAGCTATGCCGATGGAGCAGCAACTGCCCAGCACCATGCCAGCGGGCGCAGGTAATAAGCCCTGGCGCGTCTATGACAATCCATTTATCCGCCCCCCAGCTAACCCAGTCTTGGCAGGTGGCGATGGCCCCATCGAATACTACTGAGGAACAGCATGCCTACGATCAATCAACTCTCACCACTTTCTCAGCTTTCGGGCGGCGATCAGATCCCAGTTTACGTGCCCAACAATGGTGATGCACGCAGGGTATCGGTCACGCAACTGCTGCAATATTTCCAGCAGACGTTTGCAGCCCCAACGGTGGCTACGAATCTGTATACGCCTGGAACTGGATTTAACATCACGGTGCCGACGCCAACCACCGAGCAGCAATGGATGCTGATCCAGCCTGCCGGCACTTTGGCTACGGGAACGATCACGCTTCCCTTGAACACTGGCGTGCCCGATGGCACCCAAGTGCTGGTTACTACCACTCAGATCATCACCAGCTTCACGCTGGCCCTAAACGGCGCAGCAGCAGCCTTCGGCGCACCGACTACTTTGGCGGCAAACGCTTTTTTTACCGTTCGATATTACCAAGCAACAAATAGCTGGTATCGGGTCGCCTAATGGCAACTAAAGACACCCGCTTGGCTCGCGTCGGCGTCGAGGGCTACAACAAGCCCAAGCGCACGCCATCGCATCCAACCAAAAGCCACGTTGTGGTGGCGAAGTCTGGGGATCAGGTTAAGACCATTCGCTTCGGCCAGCAAGGTGTTTCAGGTTCCCCAGATGGCAGCAAGCGCAATGAAGCATTCAAGGCTAGGCACGCGAGCAACATCGCCAAGGGCAAAATGAGCGCAGCGTATTGGGCAAACAAGGTCAAGTGGTAAGCCATGCAAATCCCCATACTTAGCGGCATCTACACTGACAGCACACCAGAGCTTCGCACCGCCTACCCTGTGAACATGGTGCCGGTGCCAAAGGCGTCAGGCATCAGCAATGGCTTTCTGCGGCCTGGAGACGGCATTGTGGCTAACGGCACAGGCCCAGGCGTAGACCGAGGCGGCATCAATTGGAACGGCGTCTGTTACCGTGTGATGGGCACTAAGCTGGTCTCTGTGGCCAGCGATGGCGCTGTGACCGTGCTAGGTGATGTTGGCGGGCCTGTCACCGAGCTGGTGACGATGGACTACAGCTTCGATGTGTTGGCCATTGCATCCGGTGGGCGACTGTATTATTGGATTCCAGTAAACACACCAGGCACCATAGGTTGGAACCCAACTGCCCCAATCCTCAGACAAGTCACCGACCCAGACCTTGGCGTCGTGTTGGATTTCTGTTGGGTGGATGGATATTTCATGACCACAGACGGTGCCAATTTGGTTGTCACCGAGTTGTCAGACCCGACCCAGGTTAACCCCCTGAAATACGGCAGTTCCGAGGTAGACCCTGATCCTGTTGTTGCACTCATCAAGCTGCGTAATGAAGTCTATGCGCTCAACAGCAACACGATGGAAGTCTTCGACAACGTAGGCGGCGATCTGTTCCCATTCGCACGCATTGATGGCGCACAAGTCCAAAAGGGCGCTATTGGCACGCACGCCTGCTGCATCTACTTGGAGCGCATTGCCTTCTTGGGCGGCGGCAGGAACGAGGCACCCGGCATCTACCTTGGCGCAGCGGCTACTACCCAGAAAATCAGCACCCAGGAAATCGACAATCTGCTCCTGACGTACACCGAGGCGCAACTGGTCAAGGTTCAACTGGAAGCACGCAACGACAAGAACCACCAGCACCTCTACGTTCATTTGCCAGACCGCACAGTGGTCTATGACGCCTCTGCATCTGAGGCTTTGCAGCAGCCCGTCTGGTTTACTCTCACAAGCGCCGTGGTCGGCTTTAGCCAGTACCGCGCACGCAACATGGTCTGGATATACGACAAGTGGCTTGTTGGCGATCCGCAGTCCAGCTCAATCGGCTATCTCGTTCAGGACACCGGCCATCACTGGGGACAGCAGGTGCGCTGGGAGTTTGGCACGGTCATCGTCTACAACGAAGGCAATGGCGCGGTCTTCAACCGCCTTGAGCTGGTTGCACTGACCGGCAGCGTGGCGCTGGGCAAGAACCCGCAGATCAGCACCAGTTACAGTGTCAACGGCATAGCGTGGAGTCAAGACCGCAGCATTGCAGTCGGCACGATTGGCAGCACTGCAAAACGACTTGCTTGGTTCCAGCAGGGCCATATGCGTAACTGGCGCATACAGCGTTTCCGTGGCGACAGCGATGCCCATGTGTCGTTTGCTAGGCTCGAGGCTCAGATCGAGGCGCTGGCATACTGATGGCAACCGCACCCGTCTCCCGCAAGTTGAACCTGACCCGTGACCAGCTCGCGGAGTTTCTGACCGACCAGCAACAGATCAGGCAGTTTGAGCTGCTGTTCTCTACGGTCGATCAAATTCAGACAATCACAGGCACTGACTTTGAATACCAGGCAAGCAATGCAGCAGCCGCTGCAACTAAAGCGCTGGCTCAAATCTCAAAACTGGCCCAAGCAGTGGAATTGCTGGCTACAGCGCCAGTCATTAAACACAGTAATTCGGTAGTCACTGATTACATCGACTTTGATGCATTTGCGCCGCATGTGGACAAAGTTCGTAGGATGGCCTGGAATAACGAAGACCAGACCATTGAAATAGGCATGGAGTACGGCGTCATCCAACAGATCGGGATGGAGACTTACGCCAGGGTCGAGAACACTACAGGTGCCACCATCCCCAATGGAACAGTGGTCGGCTTTGCCGGTGTAGGCGCAAATAACACGCTGTCAGTTGTCCCATATTTGGCAGACGGCTCAACCCCCACGCTCTACATCTTGGGAGTGATGACGCACGATCTACCAGACAGCGGAGAGGTGGGCTATTGCACAGTCTGGGGGCATGTCCGTGATATGGACACCAGCGCTTTTAGCGTTGGTGATATTCTTTACGCATCCCCCACAGTCGCAGGCGCATTTACGGCCACCAAACCAACGGCGCCCGATAACGTGGTGCCAGTGGCTGCGGTGCTCAAAGTCGGCACAACTGACGGGGAGATTTTTGTTCGTCCGACCATCGAGCAACAGAAATACTACGGTCAGTTTCTTAAGACTACAGATCAAAACCCAACGGCTATTAACACGGCCAACGCCATCACATTCGACAGCACACCGATTGCCAATGGCATCAGCATTGGATCGCCTGCATCGCGCATCGTCGTGTCTGAGTCTGGTCTATATAACTTTGCTGCAACATATCAATTAACATCAACCAGCAGCAGCACCAAAAACATCTGGTTGTGGTTTCGGGTCAACGGAACTGACGTTGCAAACTCGTCAATCTTGGTCACACTTAGTAACAACAACGAATACAAAGCAGTCTGCCGAAGCGATTTCTTCACACTCGATAAAAATCAGTACGTTGAACTGATGTGGGCGGCAGATTCGACCGCCGTCACACTAGACGCAGTTGCGCCAACAGCATTTGCGCCAGGATCACCAGCCCTGATCTTAGCTGTCACACAGGTACAACAGTAAGGCCCTACCATGAACGTCACCGTCAAAGTTCTGATTCCTGCCAAGCAGGCCGAAAACACCCAGACCACGCAATACACGGCTGTAAATTGCAAGGCCATTATTGATAGCTTCACGGCCACCAACACGAGCGCGGCAAACGTTACTATTAACGTAAATATTGTGACCAGTGGCGGCACTGCTAATGTGGCAAATAGAATTACTAGCGTCCGCGCCATTGCGCCAAATGAAACATATGAATTCCCAGAACTAATCCAGCAAGTTTTGGAAAGTGGCGGGTTCATTTCAACCATCGCTAGCGCAGCCACATCGCTGACCATCCGCGCATCTGGCCGAGAAATCACTTAAAGGAGAACAGCATGGACAAATTTATGATGATGCCCAAGGGCTTTATGGGTCTGCCGATGGGCGAAGAATTTATTACCACAGCAGAAAACAAGAAAAACTACGCCGTTGCGGTGCAAGACTGGAACTACGGTCCAGAGATGCCAACCAACGAGCCAGGCGCAAACAAGGAGTTCTACGCAGGGCTGGCCGAGGCTATGCAATGCACCGAAAAGGACGCGCGGCGCAAGCATTGCTCAAATTGTGGTTATTACGAAAACAGTTTTATGGCCCAAGTCAAGATCGAGCGCATTCCGATGGCAGCCTACGACAAAGGCGCAGGCTTTCGTGGCCACTGTGAAAAGCTGAATTTCATCTGTAACGATATGCGCGTTTGCCAGGCCTGGGAAGACCGGGAAGAAGAAGAATATTGACGGGATGCGGAAATGTGGGAAAATGCAGCCGCTGAGCCTATCGAGCCGCCAGCAGCTCACCCTAAACAGGAGCTGCGCATGTCTGATTGGTTGAGAGTGAACCTACAACGGGTTTTTGCTCTCCCAGCGCCAGCCGTGGAATGGCTGCTTATGCTCTATGGGGCAATCCAGGTCTTTGATGATGTCGCAGACGGCGATCCAGTCGAGCGAGAAGACCTTAATGCGGCAATCTGGAATACCCTCGTCGGGATGAATCAGAACACATTTTGGATTGCCAACTCCCAAAATCTCGCCCCACTCGTCGCCACAATGATTTTGAAGTGGCAGGCCTCCGACCAGGCCGAGCGAGCAGGTAAAGCCGATGCTAAGTCCTTTGGCTGGCGTGCTGGCTACTATGACGTTGTTCTGATGACAGTTGCACTGTGCCACGGCACACAACAGGCTACAGAAAAAGCGCAACAGGTCATGGAGTTGTATGGCGAGAAATTTGAAGACTATATGAAGGAGTTTAGCCATGCCTGATCCAGTCACTGGTTTAATCGTGGGCGGATCTCAACTGCTTGGCGGCATGATGCAGGCCGATGCAGCAAGCGAGGCCGCAGGCATTCAAGCAGGCGCAGCAGAGGCTGGCGTAGCAGAGCAGCGCAGGCAGTTTGACGCACTGCAAGCCCTACTCAAGCCTTACACTGAGGCGGGCCTTCCTGCTCTCCAACAACAGCAAGCATTGCTCGGCCTACAAGGCCCAGAAGCAGAGCAAGCCGCAATTGAGCGCATTCGAGGTGGAGAAACCTTCCAGGCATTGGCACAACAGGGCGAAGAGGCTCTGCTTCAGCGTGCATCTGCTACTGGTGGCCTGCGAGGCGGCAACATCCAAGGCGCATTGGCACAATTTAGGCCGGCTTTGCTAAATCAAGCCATCGAGCAGCAATATGGTCGGCTGGGAGGAATGACTCAGTTGGGCCAGCGTTCGGCTGCCGGTGTTGGCGCTGCTGGCATGGAGACAGGATCAAATGTGTCTAACTTGCTGGCCCAGCAAGGGGCTGCTAGAGCCGGTGGGGAACTTGGACAGGCTAAGGCCTATGGCCAGCTACTCAATATTCCAGCCCAGGCGGCGGGGATGAGTTTTGGTGGTGGATTTGGAGGACGAGGAACTGCGGGTGGTGGCGGTCTAATGAGCGAGTTGGCAGGCTACGGAGTCTTCTGAGGATCAAACATGGCAATCAACCCACTACAACAACCAATTAACTACGCAGTTGAAGTTCAAAGCCCTTTTGAGGCGGCACTTGGTGGCGTAAAAATTGGCGCTGGTCTAGAAGAAATTGAGGCCGCGAGGCAGAAGCGTGCATTTGATATGCAGCAGTTACAAGCTGCCAGAGCGCAGCAGCAACAGTATCAAACTAGCCTGAATGCTTTTTTCGCAAAGCCTCCTGCTGATCGCAGGATTGAGGAATTGCAGCCCCTATTGATTGGGGCAAACAAGCAGCAGTTTGACGCACTGAAACTTGTCGGCGAGCAAATGGGCACAGAAAAGCTCAATAGCGCAAAAAAGTTCACATCTCAGGTGCTGCTGGCTTTTGAGGCAAACCCGGAAACAGCAAAGACGATCCTTCAAGAACGTATTGACGCGGAGACAGACCCAAACCAAAAACGCGCTTTTCAGGACATTCTGACCATTGCAAACCAAGACCCGAATCAAGCTGCTAGGCTTGTGGAGTCGCTTGGGGCTGGCACGTTTGGCGAAGACTGGTACAAGGGTATTACGGCTGTAAGAAACGAGCGCAGAACTGCTGCTCTGCAGCCTGCGGCACTTAAGAAAGCTGTGGCTGATGCGGATGCCGCGGTGGCCGAGGCACAAAGAAAAATCGCTGAGGCTGCAGACACACCCACTCGGCTGGCGGCTGAACAAGACTTGCGCAAAGCTCAAACCGCACAACAGCAAGCCCTTACTGCTGCAAGCGTAGGCGGCGAAGCTAGGGCCGCAGCACAAGCCCCTGCGGCACTTCTAGAAGCAACTGCTAGAGCTGATGCTGCCGTGGCTGATGCAGAAAGAAAAGTTGCAGAGGCTGCCGATACGCCTTCTAGACTTGAGGCAGAGGCAGAACTAAGACAAGCCCAAATTGCACAGCAACAAGCCTTGACTGCAGCAAGCATTGGTGGTGAGGCCAGGGCCGCAGCGCAAGCCCCAGAAGCACTTAGGCGACTGGTTGCCGATGCCGACAAAGCCATTGCCGATGCAAAGACAGCACAGGCCACAGCGGCTAACGCGGCAGAAACAGCAAAAGCAAATGCCGATCTTGCAAGGGCACAGGCTGAAAGGGCCAAGGTGCAAGCAAAGTATGCAGAACGTGTTGAAATTGCAGGACTGGATAAAACCAACTGGGATATTAAAAATCTTCGTGACCAGATCAGAGACCGTTCTGCACGTCTGAATCTTGATACTCAAAAAACAGCGGCAGATGTGGCCGACAAAATGTCGAGCATTAAATCTCGACTGACTGAAATTCCAGCAGAGTCGCGAAAGCTAATCAATGAATCTGCTGCCTTGGCATCCACTTCCAAACAGGCTGCGGTCCAGTTTAACGATCTGGCCAAGCGAATTGAGGCTGCAGAAGGCGGCAAGGGCGCACTCACATCTGCAACCGAGTGGCTTGCCAAGGCCACTGGTAGGCAAGATGAGTGGACCCAGATCAGGAACGAATACACCCGAGTTCGAAACACGGTTGCAATTAAAGCGCTGCCACCTGGCGTTGCAACAGACAAAGACATTGAGCTGGCTCTGAAAGGCATTCCTCCTGAAAATGCCAACGCGGCTACGCTTGCGTCTTTCCTGCGCGGCATGGCCAAAATGCAGGACATTGATTCGTCCATCAACAACGCCAAGACCGACTGGCTATCGCAAAACAATGGCCTGTTGACCCGTGCTAAAGGAACCTTCATTGCTGGTGACTACGCAGTAAATGCTGGTGAAACATTTAACGACTTTGCCCAGCGCATCGTCGGTGATGTGTCGCAAAAATATCGTTCACCAGCACAGATTGCAGAAGAAAGGCGTCAGCAGGCGATTAGCCAAATACCAACCAACAGAACGCCTACACCACCAGCGGCGGCACCGGCGGCCACGGCAGCAAGCGTCATGTCTCAAGCAGATGCAATTCTTCGCGGAGGTCGCTAAATGGCTACCGCACAAGAGTATGCAGCCTGGATCGTCAAAAATGCTGATAAACGTGGAACCCCTGAGTTTGACACTGTTGCCCAGGCATATCAGTTTGCAAAGGCTCAAGAAACTACAGCAGTCACACAGGCTCAGATTGCACCTCCACCAACTACACCAACGCTAGGCCAACGGCTCGTCGGTGCCGGTGAGACTGCGTTGACCCTTGGAACAGCGGCCACTGGTGGCACGCTTGGCACGATTGCTGGAGCATTGCAAGGCCTGTCGCAACAGATACTGTCTGGTCAATTTGGCACGGCAGAAGCCATGCGTGCCGTTGAGAAAGCGGCAGCAGAGGGCGGCCAGGCTCTGACCTATCAGCCACGCACAGAAACCGGCCAAGAAATGGCGCAGTCTACTGGGCAATTCTTGGCAACAGCCTTGCCTCCTGTTTTGCCGGTGATTGCAGCGCCAGGTCAGTTGGTGCAAACTGCAAGAACGTCTGTACCTGTTGTGCAAGCTACAGCTCGGCGTGGCGCTACTGCAGCGCAACAGGCAGCCAGGGCAACTGGGCAAGTTTTGTCTAGGCCTGTTCAGACGGCCACCACTGCCGTGCGCGAGACACTTGGAATTGAACCGTCTGCTCCTGCTCCAATACCCGGACGTGTGTCTGTTGGTGCAGCAGCGACTCCAGTTGAATTGCAGCGAGTAGCTACTGCTGAGCAATTGGGCTTCGTTGGCCCAGCCGGTCTGACAGCAGGGCAAAGAACACGCAATTTTGATGACCTGAAGTTTGAAAAAGAAACCGCAAAGCTAGGCGATGTTGGTGCGCCGTTGCGAGAGCGAGTCAGCAATCAAACGGCAAATTTACTACAGCAATTTGACGCAATGGTTGACCGCACAGAGCCGCTGCTTGTGGATGTTAGAGATATTGGCAAAGCTGTAGATAAAGCCGTAGTCAACAAGGCTGAAGTGCAAAGAAGAAGGGTAAACAACGCTTATACAAAAGCTAGAGAAGATGGTTCTATGCTTGAGCCAGTTACATTGGATGCTCTGGCTACAGCGGCGGCTGATGTGCAGCGTTTTGAAGGCGTTGCGGCAAACGTAGCACCTATTCGCAGAGAAGCTCTCAGACTTGGTGTTTTAGCAGAAGATGCTGATGGCAATTTGATTGCCCAGGCACGCTCTATTGACGATACAGAGCTTCTCCGACAGTTTGTCAATCAGTCCACAGACTGGACGGACAAGCGTCAGTCTTTGATGGCCAAAAAGATAAACTCTGCTATTGATGCCGGCACTGAGGGCAAAGGCGGTGAAAGTTACAAGGCTGCTCGGAAATTACGCGAAAATTTTGCGAATGAGTTCCAAAACGTCGGTTTAACGGCAAAACTGTTATCAACCAAACGAAACACCGACGAGCGCACCATTGCCTTTGATGACGTTTTTGACAAAATCATTATTAATGCGCCATTGGAAGAAATGAACAAGGTCCGAAAGACTTTGCTTACAGCAGGGCCAGAGGGCAAACAGGCATGGAACGAACTAAAGTCCAACACGATTCGATTCATTATCAACAAAGCCTTGTCAACAGCGCAACGCGATGAGCGTGGGCAGCCACTTGTATCTCCAGACAAACTTAACAGTGCTATCAGATCATTAGATAGAGAAGGCAAGCTAGATGGTTTGTTTGGCAAGCAGCAAGCACAGCAAATTCGAGACCTTGGCAATATAGCCATTGACATCTACACAGCACCACCTGGCGCAATTAACTTCTCAAACACGGCATCTGCCTTGCAAGTTGCATTGGACTCTGTTGCGACATTTGGTCTGACTGGCATTCCAGCGCCAGCAGTTACAGCTTTGCGTGAGGCATCAAAGTATGTGAAAAACCGAGAGGTAAGGAATCGAGTGCAGCAATCCCTCAAGCCTTTAAAGCCATGAAGCCTTTAACGCATTGCCACCAGTGCAGCCTTAATAGACAATTCGACCAGGAGAACCAACAATGAGCGCACTCTCGATTCAAGTCCCATTCCCGGTCTTTCAAGACCGTGATGGCCAGCCATTGGAGAATGGTTATATCTGGATTGGCCAGGCAAATCTGAACCCACAGACGAACCCTGTCGTGGTGTACTTCGATGAGGCTCTGACCATCGTTGCTGCACAGCCACTGCGCACGCTCAACGGATACGTTTCCCGCGCAGGCACACCAGCCCAGATTTACGTTAATGGCGTGAACTACAGCATCTTGGTGCAGGACAGCAAAGGCTCGATGGTCTACAACTTCCCAGACGGGACTGGAATTGAAGCAGTCATTGACTCTTGCGATGTTGAGTATGACCCCACATTCACAGGTGGCGTGGCATATCCACTTTGCCAAAAGCTGGCCCAGAGCGTCAGCGCAAAAGACTTCGGCGCTGTTGGAGATGGCGTGGCAGACGACACGCTGGCCATGCAAGCAGCAGTCGATGCCGCGCAATATGAGATCGATCTTGTCGGTGGTACTTACCGCATCACCTCAGTCGTCACATTCTCTGAAAGCAACATGACCATCAAAAACGGCACTCTGCTGTTTGATGGCGTTAACACAGCGCGCCTTGCCAAAATCACTGGCGACAACGTGACGTTTCAGAACGTAGTCTTTGACGCAAACAACCTCCAGCCAAAGGCAAGTTTGGTTTATATCGAAGCAAACACAGACCGACCAGTGTTTAACGGATGCACATTCAAGAGCATCACGGCTCGGTCTTGGGGCACTACACCACTCAACCAGTGCTACGCTCTGTTGATAAGTCCATATGCCGTCACAAACTATGAAGTTGTAAACTGCCTGTTTAAAGACCTCATCAAGTACAACGATGGCAGCGGCACAGTTCCTCCGGTTGCTGCAACGGTTGGCATTGGATTCATTGGTGGTATTTGCTTTATGCCAGATGACTTGGCAGTGCCTACCGCACCGCAACCAATCCCAACAGCGGGCCTTGTGACGGGATGCACGTTTGAAAACATCCAAACAATCTTGGCTGCTGGTTTAAGCATTGGCGATCAGGCTAACTTTAGCGATGCGGATGCTATTCGTACATACGGCGAACCGGGCGGCGCTGAGATTTTGTCTGTCCATGTGGCCGATTGCATTTTCCGTCAGTGCTCCAAACGTGCACTTAAGTTCCGCGCTGCTGAGTCAATTGCACACGATTGCGAAATTTATGCAGAGGGTATGCAGTACGGTATGATCGTGCCGATTGACATAACCGACAACATCAAAATTCAAAACATCAAGGTTTTTGCATCTACTGCTAAGCCTGTTCAATCTGGTGTTCAGTGGGCGCCTGGCCCTCTTGTTTCTAACCGTGAAACATTGGTTCAAGGTTTGTTTGTGTCGCACTGCATCGTTGGTGTTGGTTTCTTTTCAGACGCAGCCAACAAACCATTGCGAAACTTTATTTTAAAAGACATTTTTATCAATCAGGCTTCTGGTGGCGGTATTCGTCAGGGCACGCCTTTACCATCTACGCAAGAAAACATTGTCATTGAAAACTTCCAAGTTTTTGGCAGTGGCAACAATTGCACGGGCATTACCATTACTGGCGCAAGTGACGGTACTGGCAGCGTTCAAATGGATAATATGTTAGTTGTCAATGGGTCGTTTTCTGTTGCAGGCATCAACAACAGCATTTCCAATGTTGAGGTTGAAATATCGTCATCTTCTTTTGCTGGTGAAACTACATCGCAGCCGTTGTTTAGGGTAGGCACTACTGGTTCTGGTGGCTATCAAAACGTCAACAATGTATTCATCAACGCTTTCAATTTGGACACAGCATTTTCAAACGCAACACGACAAGTTCTGAACGAGTTTATTGGCGACAATGGCGTGTTTAACAACATCCGAATCAAAGTTCCACAGGGACTAGCTGTGACATACGCCCATGCAGACATCTATGGTCGTGAGATGAATTTCGACGGGTTTCAATACGATGGTGCTGGCCGCGTCCACTTTGGTACAGTTGCACCATTGATTCGTGGAACCATCCTTAACGCAACAAGGATGAGCAACAACGGCAGCGCTTGCGCTGAGTCTTTTCTTTACACCAGCAATGCAAGCACCACTCAAGTGGCGCTCATGAACATTACTGATCTTCGCGCCACAACTGCATCGTCAATTGTCATCAATGCTGGCACCGAGTTTATTGTTTACAACGTGGCGTCCAAGACCAGCAACGGCACGATTGTGCAAAACGGTGGTTTGGCAAAAACTGCCAACATCAATACTTTCTAAGGAAAAATATGGCCGACACCAAAATTTCTGCGCTTCCAGCAGCAACCACTCCGCTTGCTGGTACGGAGGTATTGCCGATTGTTCAAAGTGGAGCAACAGATAAGGTATCTGTTGCCAATTTAACTGCGGGTCGCGATGTTTCTGCGTCTAGTTACACACCTACTGGTGCAACTATTCCCGCCAACGGAATTTACTCTCCAGCAGCAAATGCTACTGGTTTTGCAAATGCAAGTATTGAAACTTTTAGAACAACCGCAATTAACTCAGTTCAGATTGGTTCTGCTAGTGGGTCTCTTGCAAAGATTTTTGTATACGACAACAACTCTGCTGGTGATGCTGTGGGAAATGCATCTTTATTTATTCGTCAAGATGGTACTAACCACATTCAAACTTGGGCAGGTTCGGGCGGTAATGTCAGAGGTTATTGGACATCCGCAGGCAACTTGGTTATTGATGATGAAAACCTAGTCATCGGCACATCTGGTAAAGGCATTACATTACCGGGAAATATCACTTGGACAAGTGGTTCTGGCAGTCCAGAAGGTGTTGTAACTGCACCTGTTGGATCATTGTATTCACGAACTGATGGTGGTGTACTTACGTCACTGTACGTTAAACAATCCGGAACCGGAAATACTGGCTGGGCAGGAAAATAAAATGTTAAAAGCTGTTCGCGCATCACTCACAACCGGCCTTTTAAGCTGGATAACATCACGACCAAAAGTCGTTCCATTGCAAAGTCAAACTCAACTTTATGGCGTTTTGCTAAAAGAAGATGGCTTTGCTTTGCTTCAAGAAGATGGTTCAGAAATCATTTTGTAATTGGAAAAATCATGGCATCAAATAGTCAAATTGCATTCGCACCCCTTGGCAACACAGTCGTAATCCCTGCCACGACTTCTGCCTCTACTGGCGTCCAGGCTCTGGTGTTCTCAAGGCTTGATGCCCAAAGCACAGGCCAATACCGCATCATCAACATTAGCGCCAATACGGTGTTTTTGGGCGTTGGCCCAACGGCAGCTATTGCAGAGGCTAATGCAGTAGCTCCTGTCGCTGGCACGCCTTCAGCGGCGATTGTGCTGGTTCCCGGTGCTGTTGAAGTGCTGCGCTTTAATCGTGAGTCCTATTTCTCGGGCCTGGCCCCTGCTGGTGCGTCTACTGTCTACATCGTGCCAGGCGAAGGCCTGTAATGCGCGAGCAGATTATGAAGATGGTTCAAGAGAACCCACGGACGGTTAAAGAGCTGGCCGATGCTCTTGGCTTGTCCAAAGATGAAGTTCTAGCCCATCTGTCTGATCTGCCTGTGCGTCAGGTTCGAACCGTCTTGCACAACGGGCGCAGTAGGCCCACTGTGATGTTTCAGATTGCCCCAGAATGACTGTCTATCTAGCACTGCGCCACACAGACAGCCCTGGCTTGCCGGGGTTGTTTTCCAAGTACACCCGTTGGCGGTTACACACACGCTATCCACATGCCGGGATTGCCATTGATGACTTGATGTACCACGCAACTTTTAAAGATGGCTTACACGTTTCTTTCTACAAGCCTGAAGAATGGGACTTGATCCCCATTAAACTATCTGCTGAAGACGTTACTTCACAATTCAAAGAAACCAAGTACGATTGGTTTTCATTGTTATGGTTTATATTACCGTTCAGGGCAAGTAAGCGGAGTTGGCTGTACTGCTATGAATGGTGCTGGTTGTGTATGACCCGTCAACTCCCCACGCAACGTGTTACGCCAGAAAATTTATTGGCACTTACGCTAGGGGTTGATTCATGGAGAAAACCGTGAGCTGGAGATGGTTTACCGAAAAGGTCTTGCCAAGCCTGTTTGTTACCATGACTTTAACGGTTATTGGCGGTGCGTGGGCTATATACCGCACAATTGACGACTTGTCTGATGCGGTGCAAAGCCACCAAAAAGACATTACGTTGCTGCAAATTTCGGTCAAGGAGCTGCAAGCAAATTCAGTCACTAGGTCTGAACTTCTTGAAACGATGAAGCGCGTAGAGCAGCAACTAGAGATCATGATGCTGCGGGCCAAGATCAAATGACTTTTAAACTTAGCGCACGATCCATAGACCGTCTTGTTGGGGTAAACCCTAATTTGATTTGTGTTGTGCAGCGTGCGATTGAGTTGACAAAAGTAGATTTTGCAGTAACCGAAGGGCTACGCACACCAGAGCGCCAGCGCGAGCTGTACGCCAAAGGAGCAAGCCAAATTAAAGAGGGCGGCACACATATCGAGGGGCGGGCCATTGACCTAGTAGCCTACATCGGTAACCGCATCTCTTGGGAATTGAACCTGTACGACGACATTGCAGACGCGATGCGTTTAGCAGCAATTGAGGCGAATGTAGGACTGCGCTGGGGTGCGGCATGGAACATTCCTGACATCCGAAAATGGAATGGCTCTATGGAGTCGGCAATGATGCACTACATTGATACCCGCCGTAAGCAAGGCCAGAGGCCGTTTATAGACGGCCCACACTTTGAGCTGGTGTGATAGATAAGCTGCAACATATCGCTATGGGCGCTGGCGCGTGCTTGGCGTTGTGGATTTTGCACAGTCTGCCATTAGGGCAGGCGTTGTTTCTTGGCTGCGCCGCCTTCGGCGTGTTTTACGAGTGGCAACAGTGGTATCGCAAAGAGGGTACGCCTGACCCGTTGGACGCGCTGGCTACCACGCTGCCAGGACTAATCGCATACGCCGCTCTGGAGGTGCATAAATGGACCCGCTAACCATCCTTGCTGCCCTTGGCCCTCTGGCCGTCGACCTGGGCAAGTCGCTTATTGGTCGCTTCATTCAGACCGATCAATACAAGCCCGTTAACGTTGACGAGTACGTCAAGATGCGTCAGCTTGATCTAGACATGTTTAAGGCCATGAACGAGGCCGGTGGGGCCAACCCCTCATACCCGTGGGTTGAAGCCGCTGTGAGGCTTATGCGGCCCGCTGTGGCCCTTGTTGTGCTGAGCACTTGGGCATCGCTCAAACTGTCGGGCCAGCCGAGCGACGCTGTAGACAACTTTGCTGCGGCTGTGGGCTTCTACCTTTTTGGGGATCGGACGCTGTTCTACAGCCGCAAGGCGAAGTAAGCTACTTCCCAAAGTTGATACCGGCTATCAACGCAACCAACAGGCAGATAAGCCCAACCAGCACCATTGCTAACTGGTCGCTAAATTTGTCGTCACGGCAAGCGCAAGGTTTGCCATCAATGGTGAAGCCGGTGTTGTTGCACAGACGGCAACGGGATTCCCAATTGTGTGGATCGCTCATTTTGTCAGTACCTCTCTGTAAGCGTTAATTGCAGTCTTCAGGTCTTGGCGCAGGGTCTGGATTTCGTATTCGTGTTCCTTGATTTGTAGGAACATCTCTGTCGCCACTTGTGCTAGGTTTTTGTGGTGCCAGCTTGCGAAGTCTGGAACCTCCGTGAGTGTTTTTGGGGATGGGTCGTTCTTCAGTGTGGAAAGCATGCTCATTGGCGCACATCCTGTATCGTTTGATTATTCCGTTTGTTGTTCTTGTCGCTTTCACTGTTGACCACTTTCCGCATATTGGGCAGTTCATTAGTTGGTTTCCATCCAAATTTTCTCCATGTTGCTTTGATGTCTGTAGCCGCTGCGGGCACATACTTAAAACTTGCGTCTAGTAAAGATTTCATTTTTTAACCTGTAAAGCATTTACATTCTTAACCATGTGACCAGCACCTCCGAAAAAAGCCAGCACCAAACAACGAAAGCAATGGAAGCAGCGATGATTTCGCTATTCATTCCTCCCCCCTTGCTTGGATAGCGGCGTCGTAGTCAGCCTGCGTCTTGAACCATGTTGCCGCGCTCATTTGCAGGATTGCCTCGCGCTCGGCTGCGATCTGCTGGCGCATATGGCCGACAGTCACCATGCCTTCGGCGTGCATTCTTTTGGCTTGCGCGTCTTCGACAAGGGCGGCAAAGCGTTCAAGTTGAGTCATAACCCCTGGATGCGGTTCAGCAAGAAAAGCATCCGCAATTCCAGCTTCCCGCGCCATGCGGATAATGTCTTCTTTCATGCTTGCTCCTTTAAACATCTAATCTCGTCTCGCAGCTCCTTCACGATCTGGATGAGGCCAATAATCATGGCTCCTTTAATGTCATCAGTGATGCCAATAACTTTGATCCCGCGATCTCTGGCTTCTATTGCAAGTTCTTTGCCGGGAAAATACGGAAGGTCGGATGGTTTTGTCATGCTTCCCCTTTTGCCGCAGCGATGGCGGCTTTGGTTTTGACGATCGCATCTGCCAAATCATAAATTTGCTGCACTTGCTGTAAATTTTCAAAATGCCCGCCGCATGACTGGCACGTTAGATTGACAAATCGGCCACCGCAAATAGGGCAGTTTCCAGCTGCTACAAGTTGGCCTTGCGCGTATACGGCACTAGTCTTGCTCATGTGTTCTTCTCCTTGAGTTTGTCGGCGCGAGATTGGCTGTAAATTCTTGGGATCAAGTCAAACCACTGTTGTCCGATTTTTTGGTACAAAACGTCGGCACGCTTTAGAACGTCGCTGAGATCATCGGCAGGCTGACGGCGCAGTTCGGCTACGGCAGGCTCAATAACGTATGCGTTTAACGCTACGTCTTCTAACTTATCAGCCAGTCTCATAGCGTCGGTTTGTTTGCTCATTGCGTCCTCCAACATCTGATGGTGCCATCAGGCATTTGACGTGTAATGAACCGCATTCCGTGCTTGTCACCGTAGCGCCTCGCGGCAACAGATGCGGTATGGCGCTTGGTCGTTATGACAAAGCTGTCGCCAACTTCCATTTTTGAAAAAGGGAAGCGGTTAGGGATAGGTACTCCCTTGTCAATAGGGGGCTGGTTCATAGTCGTCCTTGCTAGGGTCAAACTTATCAGGCCCAGGCAATTGCCCAGGCCTGTCCAAAGGATTAGGAAACTTCGGAAACGGCCACATAAGACTGCAAAGCCTCGATGAGTTCCTGCATCTGCTTTTGGTTAAGCTGAGCATTCATAGAACCGCAAATTGCGTTGATAGACAGCCACACGCCTCCGGCGGAGGGCATTGGCGAGACAAATACTGATTGCTCGCCTGCTCTTACTTGCTTATACGCATTCATGTCAATTCTCCAGTTTGTAAAACCAATTGTTGCCCCTGCGTTTGCAGGAAATGCTGAACCCGTTTTGCCGCAGCTCCGAGATGATTGCACTCACAGCGCAGACACGGGCTTTTTGTATGATCTCCAGAGTTGTTAGCTCCGTGTTTTTTCTCAGAACCTTAAGCGTTCTGAGCAGTCTGGGGCTGTTGTTGATGTTCGCGTACCGCATGACTAAAAGGGAAGGTCTTCATCAAAATCGGGCTTTGATTGACGCATTGGCCGGGCTTCTTCTTTCTTCGGCTCGTTGATGTACGCCCAGCCATCCCAGCCGCCCTCTTCTAGCGGAATGCTGTCGATCTTGAGCATCGGGCCGTTCTTCGTGTCAATAATCGAACCGATGCGGGCGTACCGCTTCTTGACCTCGCCCTGGGCGTTTTTGTACTCGCCAGTAACGCACGAGATTTCTTTAAGAATTTTGCTCATACATCCATCCTTTGTTTAAGAGCTTGCACTTTTTCATCTACCTCTGCCAAGAACTTTATGACTTCAGTTTCCGCATTTTTTAACCACTCGTCATCAGCATTTACCCTAATAATGACAAGTTGTAACTTTTGCGGGAAGCGCGAGTCATACACAACGTAATCGCACCACTGCCGGCCAGCACAGCGCATCTGCCACTGCATCTGAGCGTAGTACTTGCCAGCAACCGTTTGCGATAGCAATGCCTCCAAAAAGGTTGCAGACTCTGGGCACTTGATCTCTACCATGCCATCAGCCCCGACAAGGCCATCAGGAGAGGCGCCAGCCATCTCAATCGTCGGGTGCAACAGAAACCCCACTTCCTCAACCAGAACGCCCCTGTAAGCCTCGTATGCGGCCCTAGCAAACGGCTCCTGCTCAATGCCCCACTGCATCGCAGCGTTTGTGTAGCCATCGGCCCTAGTGCCGGTGATACGCTCCAAGACTAGCTGGGTCATGTAGTGACCGCGATCAGCCCCATAGCCCGTTTTTGTCTTGGCAAGAACCTTGTGCAAGTTGCTGGCCGTTACTTTGCCCAGGCGCTGCTTGTCCCATTCTTCTGTTCCTTGCTTAATCATTCTTGCCCCCTTGCTCTGTCGTACTCGCTGCCAGATTTTGTAAAAGCAACCGTGCAATACCCGAGTCCAACGGTTGCCAGAAACTCGGACCAACACTTCGGGCAAACCGGATGGTCTCCTTTAGGCGTTACTGGCGCGGTATGTCCGTCATCGCTGGAATATAGAAACTCGTGCCCACATTTGATGCACTTGTGTGGCTGCGGAAAAGCGTAGCTCATGCTTGCCCCCTTGCTCTGATGGCGGCGGCACCCTTGCGCTTCGCTGCTCCGGCTTGCGGCCATGCCGTCCAAGTGTCAGCCTCTGCCTCAAAGGCCTTCGCAGACGCCTCGCGCTCCATTGCAATAGCCGTGTCGATCATGTTGCGGGAGTTGCGGTACGCTTGCGAATACGGACTGCCATCTCCAGCAATAAACGTATGACAGGGGAGGCACAACAAACCGACAAAATGGCCTTGATGTGCGTGGTTTTCGCAGTCCTTGACGGCGCACTTCATGATTCCCTCGCTTTCAGCATGGCGTCGGCGTACTCGTATGCGCGTTTTGCAGCGTGCTCTGGCGGGATGCTCAGCCAATGCCCCTGCATCGCCTTGGCCGCCACCTCATCGCGCAAGGACTGGGCAATCATCTCGTCCAGCCAAACGGTGCCGCTGTCCGGAACCTTGAGCTTGATCGCGGCGTATTCGCGCAGGGTCATGCCGTCATTTTGCAAATTGTGCGCTGGCGTTGGAAACGCTGGCCCGCCTGTGGTATCGCTCATGCTTGCTTCTCCTGTTTGGCGCGCGCAACCCTTGCGGCCTTGGCATCAATGACCCGTTTAATCAGGTCTTGATGGCCCTGGCAAGCCTCGTATGCCTGTTTGTAGACCGCTTGCAATTCTTCGCCCGTGGTTGTTGCCTCAATAGCTGCCAGGTGGTCTGTAATGTCAGGCTTTGGCCCCTTGCGAGCCGCTGCATAGCCATCGTCGTCCTCTGGAGCGATGCCGCAAGCCGCCATCAGGCTGTAGCGCCTGGCGTAAGTCAGAGCAGACCCAAAGCCCTGGGCATCATGCTTTGTGGCTGGGACATGAATTTGCCCGCAAGAAAAAGTCTCGCCGCTTTCGTGAATAAACACCGTTTCGACCAAGACACCAGTGTCAGACGGGCTAACCCGCTGCGTGAAGAAAATACCGTTTGCTGAAAGCCCATCCATAACCGCCTCAACGCAGGCCGACAGATCGGCGTAGCGTGAGCGGAAGTGCGGGTTTGTGCTTGTTTTCAGAGCTGGGCCGAAGGCTTTTTGTGCCTTGACCAGTGCGCTTGCTATCTTGTCCATTTTTTCTCCTAAAAAGACCCCAGCGGGATGCCAGGGCATGCGATGATTGTATAGACCACTAGACAGTGTGGAATAGGGACTTACCCTATGTTTTTCTGCTTAAGTTTGTCTTCTACGGCATACATAAGTGGGAGTGTTTGTGCGTAATGTTTTCGCCCAATTTCTGAGCGCTCTTCATGCGTCAGACCAACCCACTCACGCTTGGATGGATACAAATAAGGCTGCCCCTCGATGCCCCGCAATATTTGCTTGCCAAGGTTGCTATTTTTCTCCACCTCGTTAAAGGCTTCATCTTCTTCAGGTGTCCAATCTGTCATGTCTTCTCTCCTGTGATGCCGTGGGTGGCTTCAACTTCAAATGAAAAATACCAAGCAAACAGACGCCCATCATCTTTTCCGCTCAACCACTTATTCCAAGCCTTGCTCATAAGTTCTTGGCGCTGCTCATCCGTCAGCGGCGCTTGCTGTGCTGCGGGTGGGGTGGTGTAGAGTGGCTTAACTTCAGCGTGATCGCCTTTGTATCCCGCCATCTTCAGAGCCTCGTCGTACTCTTGAGGTAGGTACAGGTCATGCGCGTTTCGCCCCTCAAACACGGCCCACGCTACCGGCTCCTGCTGTGCTGGCTGTGCTGGCTGTGCTGCGGGTGGGGTGGTGTACAAAACGTCTGCATATTGCTTTGCCTGCCACCAGTGACCTCTCGGTATGCCGAAATCACCAGGGTGCGGTTTGCTGCGGTATTCGTGTATGTATCTCTCTGCCGCCTCCTGCTTCTCAGCCGCCTCGATGGCGGCGCTGAGGTCGGCAATGGCCTCATCGGCCCACGCATGGTCGCAGTGTCCGTGGCGCGCCGCTTTCAGCCCCTCACGGGCCTTTTTCATTGCGGTGATGCTCATGTCTTGCTCCTTCCAATTTCAGCCGCAGCTTTGACGATGGCGCGGCGGGTGGCTGCGTAGGGATCACCGTTAGTAATTTCCTCCGCTAATTGCTCCATGCCTTCTGAAAATGGGTGCTGACCTTCGGGCACCCAGGAACAGCAGGCGTCTGACGAATCAACCCAAACACTAATGCGCAACTTCACTGCCAGCCGCAGCGCATCGCCGTCGTCAATGAGGGGGTTCCACGCTCGCCGCCAAACTGATTTTTCTGCATCCCATACATTGCCATTTTGGGTGTTCAAAAGCCATTCCTCAATCCCAGCCGCCTTCGCAGCGTCTTTCAGTAATTGCTTGTCGCTCATGTCTTGCTCCTTGCTGGCCACCACTCGGGCCGGTCTGTCCATTCAATATCTGTCTGTCTACTAAATGCCCGTGTAGTTGCGGCGAGATACACGCCCCACGCGGAAGATTTTTCCTCTGCCGCATTACTCCAACACTCCCCATTCCACCAACGTAGTGAGCCGGCATCTTTTTGTACACTCGCAGGCCACCAGCCAATTGACGGCGGCGGGCCTTTATGCCACTTGGTCATTTTTGTCCCCCCGCTGCCCGCAGTGCAGCGGCCCAGGTTTGAAGAAACCGCGTCAGGTCTTCTTCTGTCGGCTCTTCAATCGTTGCGCTGATTTCAAGCCACGCACGTTTCATTGCTTCGTTCATTTCGCTTCTCCTGTTGCTTTAACGATGGCAGCGCGAACAACTGCTCGGGTTTCGGCGGTGGCGCGGGGGAGAAGGCCATCGTCTTCCAGCACATATTTCAGCGCCTCCAGCAGTTGCGCGTTCATTGATTCCAGGCGGCGCAGTTCGGCTGCCGCTTGTTTGTCCCAAGGGTTGCTGAACGTATCCAACGCATCAGCCAGCCGCTGGGCTTCGGTTTGTTGGCTCATTTGGTTTTTCCTGTTGCTTTAACGATGGCGGCAACTGCTTGTTGCAGAGCGAACGGGTCGATGCTGTTACGGTTGGCGCGTTCAAACAAAATTTGCAGCGCCTCCAGCAACTCAGGCGCGGCGGCGATCAAGCGGGCATTTGCTAGTGCTTCTGCAAGCTGCTGCGGGTCGCTGCGTTCAAAACCGCCGATAGCGGCGTAACGACTTGCGCCGTACCTTGTTTTTTTTGGCGACTCGGTGCGAACTACTATGCCGTGGTCTGACTGCACGATCTCCCAAGGCCCAGGTGTGTGTTTCATTTGCTGTCCCCTTCTGGATACGGGTAAGCCAGCTCAAAAAGCCTGGCAACGGTCAGCAATTGCTTAAACTGCGCTTCGGTTACTAAATATCTATTCATTTCTTTTTTCCTTTCCCTTTTTTAGTGTCTTGCCGAACCAGCGGTTCATGAGGGTCGCTGTAGTCAATCAAGTATTCGCACCCGTTGTACGTTATGCCGCCGTAATGGCGTGCGATGGAAAGTTGGCTGTCGAGCCAGCCATAGATGCGCTCTGGTGCATCATTGGGCCGCAGACTGGGCGGGTCTGTCAGACTGAAACCTGTGTAAGACATCATTACTCCTGGTTAGACCGCAACATTGCGGCATGGGTAGACTGTACAGCCACCTAAACACTTGCACACTAGGGAAAACCCCAATGTTCACTAAACTTGACTTTGATCTAGAATGCACCCATGACGAAATACGAGGCGATCATTCTTGCAGGCTCCCAGGCTCGGTTAGCCCGGCTACTGGGCATCAGCAGGGGTGCGGTGCATCAGTGGCAGACCATCCCACAGGGCAGGCTGTGGCAGTTGCGGTGCATCAAGCCAGAGTGGTTTGCTAACCTCGAAAAAGAGGACTAACAAGCCTGGGGCCAGTCGAAGCTCTGAAAGCGCAAGCGCGAGTAGGGTAGTACGTTGGCCTCAGACTTGTTGGGAAAGCGAATTCTGTGGACGAAGCCGGGCGCAAGCCCGCGTGAGCCGGACCAGACGCTGCAAGTACCAACAACCTACACGCATGGGGGCTGGCTAGTCAGGGAAGTCCAAGCGGGTACATACCACTGGCCCGCCCATACAGGAATGCCCACCAGTCCCCAGCCGTGTTGGTGTCAGCAATCATGAACGGCACCGTAGGCATACGGTGACTTAGGGAAATTCGAGCGGTTGGCCCGCCCCAAGTAGTGACCAAGTGACGTACCCCTAACCCTGACGTATTCGGGGCGAAATGTGACCAAATGAGAGGGGTGGTCTGCCGACAACCAACACGCATGGGGATGTGGCCGGTGTCGCCACGAATCGAAGGACGCACGACGAGTCCCCAGCCGTGTTGGTGAATGCGCAGGCTGATGCGCACAAATGGTCCTCTTAGGAGGTGGGCACTCTTATTGCGCATCGTGGCCCTTAAATCCAGACCCGGAAATGAGCAGCGCAAAGCAGGAGATCAGCGCCTGCCACCAACAATTTTTTTCGTAGGGGCTTGACAAGACCCAAAATTTGATAGAAACTTCATCCCGTTGCCGTGGAAAGCGACAGTGAAGGCCGGTTACTCATGCTCTCGCCCTTGGTTCAAATCCAAAGGGTTTCCACCGAGGGCAGCAGTAACCGGCTTTTTTGTTTTCTACGCGACCGTACTCCGCACGAAAGCAGGGGCCGCAAGTGGGGCTGCTCGGAAGGAAACCGCGACACGGTATGCCGTAAGGCTAGGGGGCAGTTCCCGAACAATCCGTGCGGCTGGTCGAATCGTCAAGCCGGGGGCGTACTGTATCCAATCAGTAGCATGACGATCCCTTCAATGGGGGGTGAACCTAACTCGTCCTTCCTCACACTTTGTGGGGTAGGGGGGTCTTTTGGGTGAACCATATGAATTATGGTGTTTATGAATCATGTTAAAGACATTTA